GAATACAGATTTTACTAGAGAACAATTTTATCAAGAATTTGGAGAAGGATCTACTTTTCCTCAAGTGATTTTAGATGATCAGCATATTGGTGGATGTACCGACACTGTTCAATATCTTAAGGAGCAAAATTTAGTTTAATGGAAAGTAATTTTCACGAAGTTTATACTGATGTTGAGAAAGCAATTGATTATGCTTTTGGGGGACGTTTTGTTTTAAAATTTTATGATTATTTAAAGATTCGTGAAACAAAAAAATATGAAGTCCAACAATTTATTGAAAGTTCTACCGCAAGTGAAATTAATAGTTTAATATTAGATCTTGATGATTATCTTGAAGGCGGATCGGATGAAATACATAAACAACTTCGTGAAGGATACGGATACATTCCAAAGCCTGAGGCTAGAAAAATAAGAAATTATCTTTATGGTATTCTTGAAGATGCCTGGAAATATAATCATGAAAAACGACCAGGGAAACGAAAAAAGAAAACTAAATAATCAAGAACCCCAAATTAATAGGGGTGTTGAATTATTACTTAGGAATAGGAGGAAGAAATCAGAAAGACCAAAAACTTTTCAAGTGAAGTTTGGTAAAATGATTTCTCTCTTCCGTAGAGAGTTTCATTTGTTCATAGAATTTCACTTTGATATTAGAAAAAAATAAACTCTCTGGAGAAAAAAAATGGAAACAGCATATGTAATTACATTCGTTGTAATGTTCACGTTGCTCTTTTTTATGACAGGAGGTATAATAGGTTGGTTAACCTATAGGCATTTATTGGAGTCAAAACCTCCATATTTACATCCAGAGTTCTTTGATGAGAATGGACAAGTAATACCCGATGAAATAGTATCAGTTAGATTTGAAAATGATTTTGGGTATGAAGAAGAGGAAAATGAATATGGAGATGATGACGAATAATCTAAATAGAACAACTTGTTAATTTATAAAAAATTATTTTATGTCTACTACAATATCAAAAAAAACTGAGTCAGTGATTAAAGAACTTCCTCCTAATCCATTTATTTTTGAGGTTTTATCTCTTGCTTCTAAGCAAAGATCAAATGCTAAGAAAGTTGAGATTCTTAGAAAGTATGAGGATCCTTCAATCAAATCTGTTTTGATTTGGAACTTTGACGAATCAATAATTTCATTGCTTCCCGAAGGAGATGTTCCTTATGCAAGCACTGGGGAGCAAAATGCTTTCAGTGGAACACTGAGCAACAAAATTGAAGACGCTGTATCTAAAATGCAAGAGATAAGTTCTAATTCTCTTGGGTCAATGGATCAGGGAAGATCTTCAATTAGAAAAGAATATCATATGTTTTATAACTTTGTTCAGGGTGGAAATAATTCATTAAGTTCTCTTCGTAGAGAAACAATGTTTATTAATATCTTACAGGGACTTCATCCACTTGAGGCTGAAATTTTGTGTTTGGTTAAGGATAAAAAATTACAATCCAAGTATAAAATTACTAAGGAGATTGTAGGTGAAGCATATCCCGACATTACGTGGGGAGGTCGTTCATGACAGTAGCTGCAAAGGAGAAAGAAAAGATGGCAGAGTCTTCAAAAAGAGAAAAAAAAGTCCTGCCTCATGAATATGGATGTGAAATCTTGCTGCAAAAGACTACAGTTCAGAGTGCAAAAGATAGTTCATTCCCAAATGACGCATATTTGATTTGGTATAGTTTTAATGGAGAAAATTGTGTTGATCTTGTGAGGGGAACAAGAGTTCGTATTTTTGATATGTATTATGATAAGTTTGGTCCAGGATCTGTCCAGAAAATTGATTTTGGATATGGTAGGACTAATCCCAAACTTTGGGGAATTAAACAACCTGAGAAAAAAAAGAAAAAATGAGTAAAGGATTTAATAATGATCTTGAAGTTGAATTTGAACTTCCTAGAGAAGATTTGAATAGACTGCTAAAAAAATATAAAAAAATTAAAAAATATCAGAAATCATCTCTGTATGCTGTTAAAACAATGGACGGTACGGAAGATATTATAAGTTCATTGATTAAGGAAGCGGAGGAAAATCCACTGTAAAATGGGGAAGCATTATCTACTTAACTTGTATGGATGCTCGTTTGTCCTTTTGGATGACGAGCGTTGTCTTATTGACCTATTAGAAAACGCAGCAACTGCTAGTGGAGCTACTGTTATTCAAACCATATCAAAAAAGTTTGAACCACAAGGAGTCACGGTTCTTTGTTTGCTGTCTGAAAGTCATATTAGTATTCATACTTGGCCTGAGGATGGTAAAGCAGCAGTGGATGTTTATACCTGTGGAGATTGCAATCCTAAGATAGGATGTGATATAATCATTCAGCAGTTATATGCAACCGATCACACATTAAGTTATATTGAACGGTAGTCTTTTATACAAAAGTTTCCGGTAAATAATAATAACGTTCATCCCCTAATGGGACGGAAGTAAGCCGACGCGGAACGGATCGTTCATTCGCTATTCGCAAATAGCGAACGCAAACGCCGACTGAAGGAACGCTCTTTAACCTAAAAAACTAAGGAGAACCCTAATGTCAAAAGTAGTTTATCGCGGTGTAGAATATGATACCCAGAAGCGTTTGGAGTATCAGCAGCAGATGGCACAGCAACCTCAACAGTACAATGAAACATATCGTGGTGTTAAGTTTACTAAGGAGGGACATAAGTGATGAAAAAGTTGAATGCACTTCAACTCATTAAAGAGCAGAAGCAAAAACAAGATCGTCGTCACAAAGCATCACTTGCGCAATTAATTGGTAATAGGTAATGCAAGATTACCATTATCATCATGATGATATGGATAAGGACAATAGAGGTCCAGCTTGTTATCTTTTAACATATCGCGGATGTCGTTATTGGTCTTGTTATCGTATTCATCTAGTGGAATGGTTTGAAAAAATTTTTAAATCAGAGGGGACTTGACTTCCCCTCTTTTTTTGTGTAAAATTACCTTTGTCGAGGTTAATAAAAATGGATAAAGAAAAGCTTAAGTTAATCATAAAAAACCTTGAGTCTCTTGTTGATTGCCTTAAGTCAGAAGTGTATTCTGATGTTGATGCGTATTCAAAGGATCCTGTATATAAAGAAATTGCAACCTTTATAGAGGATTATGATGAAGTTTTTTATGACGATGAAAGTGATGAACTATCTGATTTAATGAGGGTAAATCAAAAATACAAACTTACAAACGATGATGATGGAGATGGACTGTGAATAAGATTTTCGAAGAATTTGAATTCATGAAACCAGAGGTAAAACTGATTAGTGTTACACCAGACGCAGAGAAGCACATGGCATATTGTGCTCGCGTAAGTAACCCACAAAACCAAGAAAACGAAAAGTTCTCAGGTCTTCTTAAGTATTGCATTCAACATCAGCACTGGAGTATCTTTGAACAGGCAAGTATGACCGTAGAGATTAATACTACTCGCGGTATTGCTGCTCAGATACTTCGCCATAGGTCTTTCACATATCAAGAGTTTTCACAAAGGTATGCTGATAGTACTCTTCTAGGAAAAACTATTCCACTTCCAGAACTTCGTCGTCAGGATGATAAGAATCGTCAGAATTCAATTGATGATATTCCCGACTATTTGAGACTAACTCTAACAGAAGATATTCGTGTTCATTTTGAGCACTCTATGCGCCTCTACAACCGTCTTCTAGAGAAGGGAGTAGCAAAGGAGTGTGCAAGGTTCGTATTGCCTCTAGCAACGCCTACACGCCTTTATATGACTGGCTCTGTGCGGTCATGGATCCACTACATTGATCTACGTTCTGCACATGGTACACAGAAAGAGCATATGGAGATTGCAGAACTAGTACGTTGTATTTTTACTTGTCAGTTTCCTGCAGTATCTGAAGCACTTGGTTGGACTCGTGAAGGGTGTTCTGAGTGCATCGATGCTCCTTCTATCACCATTGAATAAATATCTGCATATAGAATGGAGGTTAAAATTGCCAACATATCCCGTAGTTAATAAGGAAACTGGTGAACAAAAAGAAGTGACAATGAGTGTTCACAATTGGGACCAATGGAAACAAGACAATCCTCAATGGGAAAGAGATTGGTCTGATCCGAGCACTTGTC